GTCCCATTTCGGTACTTGATTTAACCGGCACAAGCCGGCTTGTGGGTGGAAGCTCGGATTCGGTTGCTTACGGAATTTACACTTGGGGAACTCAAACCGGTTATCTTGCTTTCGCCATGACTGGCCCCACTGCGTATCAAATAGGACGTTACATAACTGTAGCAGAATCTGGATCTGGAGCAGCTACTCCGCTGACCAATCCGGTAAACGGATACTCTGTGCCAGCTAGTTCGGTATATTCAAAAACGTTTAGCATAAATTATACAACACCAAATATTTCTTTGGTACCATCAAACATAGTATCCTTTCAGTTAGTTCAAAGAAGCATGTCCACACCGTCTTACACAGCTAGTTTAAGTGTTGGACAGAGTGGTAGTACATTGGCTCTAAATACGGTTTCAGTTGGAACGGGCGGATATCCCTACGCAACTTCTAGTCTAGCTTACGGAAATTTTGTGTCAGGCGCGTTTAATAGTTCAGACGGTACTACAGGATCTTTTGTGATGAGTTCTAACGTTTCCAATTATTTGGGATATTTATTTGTTCCAAACTTTACATCTAATTCAGTAGTGTACTCTAGCAGTTTATACAATACATACGCTGATGTTTCTTACGTATTTCAACCCACTTTGGGGGACAAAATAATCGTATCAGACGGAGTAGTTACAGCAAATTTTGACGTTATAAAGTATACCGTAGATTCAAATAACAGGTTGAACATTTCTGTTGTACCCGAAATATACAGTAGTTGGGTGGCCAATTCGTCTTCTATACTTAAATTTTTGTTATTGAAAAGGTACAATGATGAACAAAACATACAATTGACTTTCACAAAAAAACCAGGGCAAACGTCTTACGGATTTTTGATACCCAATAACATAGATCCGATAGTCATACAAAAGATAAACACAATACAGTCCCAAGTACAAGCACAGTTGTTGTCAACCCAAGCGAATTCCGATTAATTAATGTACACATATTTATAAAAGAAAAATAGATTAACACATGGCATATTTAAGCAATACTTCAGTCGTAATAGACGCCATCCTAACCAAAAAAGGAAGGGAATTACTGGCAAGAAACGATGGATCTTTTCAAATAACTCAATTTTCGTTGTCAGACGACGAAGTGGATTACACACTCTACAATCCTAATCACCCCTCAGGTTCTGCGTTTTACGGAGAAGCAATAGTAAACATGCCCGTAATTCAAGCATTTCCAGAAGATAACGAAATTATGAAATATAGGTTGGTGACCCTACCAAGGGGAACTTCTCAATTGCCAGTAATTAGTATAGGGTACAGTACAATAATTTTAGCACAGGGAGCTTCAATATCTATCACTCCCCAAACTTTAAATTATTTGGGAGCAACTTCAACTTACGAAACTGACGGTTACACTTTCGCAATCGGGGACGTAAGAACAATGAGTACTTTTACGGGGGTTGGAATAAATACACCCGCTGCTGCGTCTTCAAATAGCACACAAACTTTAGGAACAAACGTAAGTTTAACTGTAATAGGCACTACTGTTAATATGACATCAACTACTGTCAATACACTATTTGGAAATAACACAACACTTTACACACTATTGACAGTGACCGGCAGGGATTCCGGAGCAAGGCTTACTGTACCAGTACAAATTAATCAGGTAAATTTATAAATAAATAACTCATGTCATACACACCGCTAGCGGCAACAGATTTGGTAGTATCATCGGACGCAATAACTGCACCCGCCTGGAGCACTAATTCTCCTGTTTTAAATTCATTTTACAGCGGTTCACCGACCGTTTCAACCACAATAACCTCTGATGCTTTTTACGTAAATGTATATCAAACAAGTTCAACTGTTCCGGGGGCAGCTGTTCAATTTTCAATAGCATACGGACACGTATACGGATCAGGATCCAAATATTACAATTCGTTAGTACCTGGAGTATCTCCATCGTACACAACTTACAAACAGTACAAAAATTTAGTTTACGGTGCGTTTATTACAGGATCCCAAGGATTTAATTTTGGAGGTCTTGCTAACAATTGTAGGTACATATACGCAATAAACATAGACAGAAATAGGTACAAAGAAAGCTTATTGCCAGGATCTTTAAATTTATTCCTTTCCGCTTCAGGGGGTCAAATACAGTTAACCGATAATAGCAACAATAGTAACGTCATAAGTTACTTGGATTGCGGTCGTGTTTTTAACATAGTGTCAGGATCCAACGGATACGCAAGTAGCGCAACTCCTACCGGGGCTTCCCAAGCAGGTTACACAATATCAGGATCTTACGGTCTATTTTTACCGGACATCGGAACCATAATATTAAATCCAGGAGCTTTGGCGCTAGCATCAACTTACGGAGGAATTTCTTTAGCGGTCGACGAAACTAACAACCCAAATACACCGTACACATCGGTGAGTAATTCAAATCTATTCAACGCAGTATCCCAGAGCGCCAATTTTCAATTGAGTTCTTACGAAACCATATCCTCTGATTACGTGTTCGTTAGGGTTAAAAACGGGGACTACAATTACAGTTCCAACCCAACTTTTACGTCAGGATCTTTCGGTGGATTGGTGTACCCAATACTAGTAAATAGCCCACAAACTTTCATAACCACAGTTGGACTTTACAACAACAATAACGATCTTCTTGCCGTGGCAAAACTTTCAATACCGCTTGTCAAGGATTTTACCAAAGAAGCACTACTACGTGTAAAACTTGACTGGTAATTTATTTGATTAAAAAATAAAAATGGGCAGAGCATCAAATACAGTAAATCCGTCCGATAAGTCCATGACGCCCATTAGGCTAAGGTACACTTCTTCGTACAGTAGTAGTTCTTTGAGCGCGTACGGCATAACTTTAGTCACTGGGATCAACGGATCCGTGGGAATTACTGGGTCAGTACCGTTAACTACGCTTAATTACTATTCTGTAAAACAGCTGTATTACTCAAATTTTTTGACGGGCTCTTACCTGTCCAATAGTTCCAGCTTCGACAATTTTTTGCAATCCACTGCGGCTTCTGGGACGCTTGACGCCGACGTTAGGTACTTTCCGACCAAATCTAACGCAACGGTGGCAATATTGTCAATACCAAGAACAATATTTGGAGAAAACATCGGAAGGAACGGTTTGATCATATCCTCTTCAGCGGCGTCCTATTTTTTGTCCGACGACGGAAACGGAAATTTATTGGATTTTACTACTTCGTATCCCTTTATACACGCTGGGAACGTTCTTTACAATCAGGGAATGGTGATACTCACCCACCCAAACTATGTGAATTTAACGTCTTCTTTTACGTTGACAGTTGCAGCGGAATCCACAATTTATCAGAACGAGGTCAGGTGCCACGTTTCAGAAAATGATTTTAACTACACATTAAACCCAAGCGTTTTTAGTAGCGCAAGTTTTTCAACTGGGTCTAACACTTCCAATCCGATATTTTCTCCGCTGTCCACCACCGGTAGCTACTACTATATAACTGCAGGAAAAATGATAAACGCCGTTACCGGATCAAGTTTTATTCCGTACGCAACCACCATAGGCCTTTACAACGAACAGGACGAACTTTTGGTGGTGGGAAAGTTGGCAACTCCGTACCCAATACCGTCAAACACGGACATCACATTTACAGTGAGGTGGGACAGTTAGCATATTTATAATAAAAGGTAAATGGGAAATTGGGTTTACATGGGAAAATCTTACACTAAATTGAGCGATTTTCCAAACAACGCTGTTGGTTTTGTGTACAAGGTGACCAACAAAAAATCGGGCAAGTTCTACATAGGAAAAAAAATTCTAAGAAATTCCCTGTCTAAAAAGTTGACAAAAAAAGAAATATCCGAATGGTCAAAACCTGGCAGGGTACCAAAAAAGAAAAAGGACATCAAAGAGAGCAATTGGACCGATTACTACGGTTCAAGCAAATTGGTCTTAGAGGATGTTAAACTTTTGGGCCCTGAACACTTCGATCGGGACATTCTTCTCATCTGCACGACCAAAAAACAAATGAGCTATTGGGAGACCTATTTTCAATTTAAGTTTGAGGTGTTACACGTGGATTCGTACAATGAAAACGTATTGGGCAAATTCTACAGACGGGATGTTCATCCAAGCGTCCAGGACTCACAGGAATAGTTAAAATAGAAATTATGATGGAACATAAATGAAATTAAAAAGGGCTCCAAAAGAGCCCGTAATCATTTATATACGCTGTTGTTTTCTATATTTTTTGAATGTGATTCATAGCGGCCCAGGCAGCCGCAATTTTTGCGTATTTTTTATCAACCACATAATTAAATTCAAATCCTGCTGAATCATGAACTTCTTCCCACTTGCCAGGAAATGATATTTTACACTTGAAATTACATTCAAATATTACCGTCCCCTCGCTTATTTGAAAATTTATTATTCCGTCTTGATCGTTTTCTTTTAAGGATTTTAAAACACTTATTAACTTAATTGACATTTATTATTATTTTGTGGGTTGTAAGTGAAGCACCAAAAATGTGTTTTTGTCCAATTGTTTAAAATCCCCGTCCTTAACCGCCTGTTGGCACAGGAACCTGGCAAATCTACTGGTGGCTTTTATCTTATTGTCGGGAGTCACGACTATTCCCATTTTTGAAAATGCTTTTGTTATCCCGTTTTCAATTTTTGCAACGGCGACCTTATCAAAAAGTCCCTCTTGTAAAAGGTCGACCAATTTTATTTCTTGCACTGTAAAATATTTTTAATAAATATGTAAATTAGTACATAAGACTTCTGTCCCGTACGGTCTGTAAAAACTCCTTACTGTTATTTCCCAAACTGAAATTGTCCGAAAATATCCAAGTGTACGGTATGTTTTTTGTGGGTTTTTTTGCTCCATGTTTAATAGCAATCGCCTTGTAAAAAAAACAAGTTTTGTCCTCTATATTAAGATATTTTTGCATATGAATTGGATTCAACGGGTGATTCACCAATAGGTCCATTTGGTACAGCCACTGCTCGGCCTGTTTGTTCTCCGGTAAAAATTCCCCCGCTTGGTTTATTACGTACTTCACCTTTCCGTTTAAATTTTGCCCTCCGAATATCTGGTGAAGCCCGTCAAAGTGACCCGTGCCCCCGAAAAGTACGGACTCCGGGTCTACCAGGTGCGGATAGCTCATTGCTATGTACCGCGCCGCGTTTTTGCACGTGTACAAGGGACTTCTGAATCCCTGGCGCGCTTTAAAGTATACTTCCAAAATCTTCGCGAATTTCATCATTGTGTAAGGGCCCCTCTCTCCGTCCTCTACCGATTGAAGCACATAAGATAGGTCCTTTGCCGCTTTCATCGGGCCCTCAAGGATCCACTGCTTTACGTTTGTGCCCTTTGGGTAGTATATTTGAAACAGATCGTTCCTGGCGTGGCGATTGTTTAAGAAGTGTTTTCTCGTTGCCTCTACTCCTTCGTTTTTTAGTTTCGTAAAAGTGCCCCAGTGCTCGTTTGTGAAACTGAACACTAGCGTATAGAACAGCCTAAGTTCGTTGTCCTTGACCGATTGCATGACTTCGCAGTACGGGTGTTCGTGCCAATGGAGTCTGTGACTAAAAATTTGGTACTCGTCCCTTAACAGCGAATCCTCCCTGGAATCGAACTTTTGGCAAAATTCGAAGAACTTTTCTATCCTCTTTTCAAGGGGCCAATTGGCCATCCAAGAGTCCTTTGGTTTTTTCCCCTTAAATTCTGGGGTGCAAGTATTTTCGTAAATTATGTCGTTCATGGTAATTTTTAATATGTGTACTCGCTGGAACTCAGAATTCTCAGCATTGCGTTTTCCTGTTCTGTCAATTTCCACCTTTTAATTGCGTAAGAGCGAGTTCTTGGTATTTTTAGGCACTTTGAACCGTTCACTTCCGTTACGAACTTATCGCTCAATTGGTTCGTAAGTATCTCGATTATCCAACCGTCAAATTCGTTTTCCCACGAGTTTATGGATTGTTCAACGATCACGATGTAAGATTTGTCCGCCTTTAAGAACCTTTCAATTCCCAACCAAGTTTTGTTGAACGGTACGGTCCAACAGTTTTCCTTGTGATAAGGAACGCAAGTTTTGCACTGGCACTTGATGCTCTTTGGAATCTGTGAGGCTTCTGTGAAAAATGGTTCTGACAATTGCACAAACGGTTCGTGCAAAATGTCCACAGGATCGTAAGGATCGTAATTACCCGTTCTGGTTACCCTTCCGCTCAAGGACAGTTTGTCCATGAGAAGAAGTTCCCCAAGTTGGCGCTCACACATGTTCAGGAACGATCTCTTGTACTTTAATAGTAGAGGTTGTTTGTAAGACGGTGTGATTGACATGATTTTGTTTTTGATTGTAAAGTTGTCCCACTTTTTCTTTGTACTGTTCTGGGGTAATGAGCAAAGACTTTATGATTTTATCGTCCGAAGGGTGATTGGTCAAGTTATTGAAAGTGTGCACCAATTTAAGTTCAAGCATTGCTTTTTGTCTACCGTACGGGTGGTCCTTTATGTTCGAACTGTTCCAAACGTGATCAAGGTCCAAATGATCGTAATCCGAACCCATCTTGCAGTAATTTTCTATCCAACGAATCGCATCGCACGCCACGTCCTCGGCGTTGTACGGATAGCTACCCGTGTCCTCGTATATTTTCATCATGACGGAATCCAAAAATGTAATTTCGTCCATTCTGTTTGACTTGGTCGCCAAATAACTTATGCACTCCTTTGCGTTTTTACCGTAATAAAATGGACTTTCCTTGTTAACAAATTCTGGAAACCAATCGGCTATGTCGGCGATGAAGGCAGCGTATTGGAACCTGTACGCTCTCAATCCCCTATCCGCATTCCACTTGAACATGAAATCGCCTATCTCCCTTAAATTTTTCTTTTCCCCATTTTCCAAGAACATGGCCACATCTTTGGCCAATTGCGGGGCAAATTCGCACAGAAAGTAATCGCCTCCCCTTTTGTAATTCCCCACCGGTTTGGGGAAGCTGGGGAATTGGTAACCCACAGAAGTGTAGAAAGGTCGCTTGGCAGCTTTTATCACTTCTATCAATTGGGGAACGTTGTCGGCCACGTGCATGTCCGGTAAAAGCGTGTTGTGATAACCGGACGGTTTCATGGAATAGTTTATTCCCGAGCCGGTGAGTCTGTGAAAAAGAAATAGGTAAAGCCAATCGCTGAGATCGAACTTGGATCTTTTGCCCGTCCAATTGCGAGAAATCGCGTCCCTCTGTTTGGTCATTAGACCCTGTTCCATTTTGTGCCAGTAGGGGTGGTCCTCGCTCCAACCGTAAAACACGTCGTTAACGATTTGGGAAAATCCAGCGTATTTCCTTTCCACAACGTCGTACAGGTGCACGTGTTTCATTAAGTCGTCGGGCACAGAAGAATTTTCGTGCGCAATTATTCCAAGGTTGCACTCCTCCTGTTGCGTCTTCGCCATTTGGTAATAGCGAATGAATTCATCGTAGTATTTGGTGGTTTTTATCCACTTTGGGTTTGCCGTTATTGTCATTTTGTTTCTTGTTGTCTTCTTGATTCCATCCTTTGTTTTAGCAATTGCGCTTGCTCCCTGTAATAATCGGGGTCGGTTTCCATCCATCTGTTTTCGTCAACCCACTCCTCCCTTGCGAACCCTATACCGAGTATTTTTATGTGTTTCGCTTCAGGCTGGTTCATCGCTATGGTTTTTGTTTTTTCTATGGCCTCCTCTTGGGTCCTTGCCCTAACCACGCACGCATAGTCCTTGCACCTCATCCAATTTGGATCCGCGAACCTTTCGTCCCTGTAGTGCGCGTAGTACACCGAGTAAGGTTTCATGGTGCCGAGGTCCCTCAGTATTTTCTTCTTTTGTTCCCTTGCCCACAGAACGTACCAATTCAAAACGTGATCTTCCGGCTGTACTTCGTAATCGTACAACATAAATATTTTCCAAGAATCCAGCGCGTATTTACCAACGCCCTTCATTTTTTCTATTTCCTGTACGGGAATGTTGTTCTCCCCACCGTATTTATCGGTGGCTTCCAACCACTGTTGGGCAAATTTTTTCCACTGTTTTGTCCTTCTGTTGTAGAACCCAAGGGGTTTTATAATTTCTATCATGTCTTCGTCCGGGCAATCCAACAGAGATTGTGCATCGGGGCACCTTGCGAAGAACGCATCGGAAATGGCGTCCACTTGCCTGTGATGGGTTTGGTTGAGCATGAAGCAAATCACCATCATCCTAAACGGATAATCCCTAAACTGTTCTTGCCTAGTTTCGTAGGGGGACATGGGTAATTTCATAACTTTTATTTGTGTTAAATGTACTGAATTTAAACGATCTTTTACAATAGATTTTTCAAGTGGTGACAAAAAAAATCCCACTAAAAATTAGGGGATTAATCCGTTTAACAATCGTTCGTTACCTGTGATGCCTTTGTTTTGCGTTGTTTATGTACATTTTTATCAATTCTTTGGTGCCGGCCCCAAGGTTACCGTCCGCCTTTGGGTCCTTGACCCTTGATTCTATTCCCCGGGCCGCTTTTAAAACTTTCCCAACGATGACCCGGTCATCCTGGCCAGCGTCTACCATCTTGCATATAACATCATAAAGCCTTGCTCCTCCCTCCTGCCAAAACTCACCCCTTATCATCTGGTCGGCTTTATCATAATCGACCCTGTCCCATTCTGGGTCCGCCTCCATAACAAAGTACTTTTCGGCGTAATCGTTGTCGAAAGTATTACCGCCTTTTTCGTCGTACTTGAAGTTTTTACCCCAAAATTCTTGTTTTTGTTCTTTTACGTACTTTACTATGTCAAATTCGTTTTTCATTTTACGACTGTTGTTCGTAAGAGTCGTTGTCTTGAGACACTAGGTTAGTCTGAGCGTTTGCGTAATTGCTGCACTGTCTAGCTATATCGTCTGTGGAATATCCGTTCTCTATAAGTTCTCCAATTGCGTCGTATATCTTTTGTCCGCCCAACTCCCAAAATTTGTCTGCTTTGTAGTCTATGGAGTTGTCTACGTTGTGCACGTTAGATATGTCCAACGTGTCCAAAGCGTCCTCTTTTAGAAGAGGATTCGACTTAATGTACTTAACAAAGTTAAACTCTTTCACTAGTCTTAAATAATTGTTCCTATCATGTAAATTAAATACTCTCTAACGAACTCTTCGTTAAATCCGTATTTTGTTAAAATTGTATTAATACAAGATACAGCGTTAGAAAAGTTTTGTTTGTCTACACGAGACACTATCTCTTCTGCTCTTTCTAAAGCGAAGTCAAAATATTTTGCGCCAGGAGCGAAATTTCTAGAATCATCATCCTCTGTATCTTTTTTAGTGTCACCATGAGTATATACTTCGTCCCAATCCCACTCTTCTTCGTGACCGGGAAATTCCATGTCCTCCGGTTTCGTGGGTACCCAATCGTCCTCGTCGGCAGCGTATATTTTATCCGCGGCCGGTTTCTTTGGGTAAATGTCCGCTTCCTTCATTGAGGTGTAGCTGCCCGCCGGCGCCCCCGCCCCAACCGGTTTTAGGTCAACGTACCCGCCGACGCTCTCTTTGAGCTGTTTTTTCTTTTTTTGGACCTGTTTTACCGCTGAGTACGGGCCTATGCTGTTCTTCTTTAAGTAGCTTGTAATGTTAAAATTGTCTGACATTGTATTTTTGTTTTCTATTGGTTGTTAAGACCCCATGGAGGCCAATTGGTTCAATTTTTTCTTTAGGGATTCCAAGTTTGCGTTTATGTCCGCTTTGAGTTCTTGCTTTATTTTTGTGTTTGGCGCGGCGGACAGGTTCCTTTGCATTTCCTCTACGAATTCAACGCACTCGTTCGCGAGCCCTTCAATCGAATAGTCCAAACTGTCGTTTGAGTACTCCATTAACCACTTTTGAATGTCGTAAGACCCTGAGTTTGTCATGCAATTATAAATATGTTTATCAGCAGCGCAAAAAAATGGCCGGGGAAATTAATCACCGGCCGTTGTTTTTTTACACTACCGCGGCAGCGCCGCCCTGCGGTAAAGCGGGGGGCTCGGGTAGGTACTGAACGATGGGTTGCGAGTAGGTCGTTCCCGACTTATCGCTGCTGACGGCAAGCGAATCGTGGGGTTGCCAACCGTCCTTGATTGCTTTCTGTACCAGGCCGGCCAGCGCATCGCTGTTGGGCGCTTGAAGTACGTGATAGGTGATGATTTGAGCCATGTTTGTTTTATTTAAATGTAATTCACTTTTTCGAAAACCAAAAATTTAAGATTTCGGTTACAATTTATAACTTTTCGTTATTTACCAATTTTCTTAAATTCCGATTCCTTGCAATTTTACAAAATCGGCATATACGTGCCGAATACCTTCTTCCAGGCCAATACCTGCTGTCCAGCCCATTCGATTCAATTTTGACACATCCATCAGTTTGCGGAAAGTACCATCCGGTTTTTCAAGATCCTGGATGAGATCTCCTTCATATCCGGTAATGTTTTTAATAAGCAGGGCCAGTTA